GTATATTAGTAATTTAGATACTATGACAGTCACAGTTGATATTGCTGGAGATTTTGGTCTTAGCGTTGGAGATAAAATAGAATTAGACGTGACTAGAATTCAAGGACAAGAAACTGCTAAAGATAAATTAGTATCTGGGTTTTATATTATTACATCTATAAATCATAAATTTGGAAATGAATATATCATGTCTTGTCAAATAAAGAAAGATTCTTTTATATGTGATTTAGATGATATTTATAAGGCGGAAGGATAATGAATAATATTGATCAGTTTATGGGCGGTGGTTTTACTTGGTTCACTGGAGTAGTAGAAGATCGATTTGATCCTGAAGAAATGAATAGAGTAAAAGTTAGATGCTTTGGATTTCATACAGAAGATACAGGATCTATTAGTGTTGATGATCTACCGTGGGCTACTGTTATGTTACCTACAACTTCATCTGGTACATCTGGTATAGGTGATACCCCACATGGTTTAATGGAAGGTTCATGGGTTGTAGGGTTTTTCAGAGATGGAGCTTCAGCGCAAGATCCAATTATCATGGGCTCTATCGCATCTAAGAATTCTCCTCGATCAAAGAGTTTAGGTTTCACTGGAGAAGATTATCCATTATCGGAATATGAAAAAGAATCTGATGTAAACTTTGCGGGACGACAAAGTAAGTATAAAGTAAGCGATGCTTTAGATAAGAGACTTCCAAGTACAGCAATTTCTCCTATTCAAGTAGCAGTTCCACCTAAAATTCCTTCTGTATCTGTGGATAAATCTGATGCATATTATGCAGAAACTCCTTGGTCTGAACTTCCTCCATTGAATAGCCATGTTCCTGATTATCCGTATAATAAAGTTAATCAATCAGAGTCTGGACATATAACAGAAATCGATGACACGCCAGGATTTGAACGTACACAACGATCGCATACTGCTGGATCTTACGAAGAAATCTATAACGATGGTACACGCAGTGTTAAAATTGTTGGCGATGATTATGAAGTAGTATTTAGTAATAAGAATATCCATATTAAAGGCAATTGTAGTATGACAGTTGATGGAGATTTAAGACAGTTAGTGTATGGTAACTATCATCTTCAAGTAGAGAAAGATATGACAATGAATATCAAAGGTTCTTTACAACAAAAGATTGGTGGTAATATTGAAACAGAAGTTATCAGAAGTAGATCTACTAATATCGGCGTAGATGATAACCTAAGCGTTATGAATAACTCTACTACTAATACTATAAACGATAAATTGTTAACTGTTGGTAATGACTTTACTTCTGCTATAACAAATAATATGGGAACGACTGTTTTGAATAATATTAGTGTTATGAACTCTGGTACATTTAGTCATACGTCCTTAGGTGATTATACTCTTGCCGTTAATACAAATCAGACAATTGGTATTATTGGTAGTCAAACAACATCGGCGGATACAATGGATATTGATGCCATTACTTCTATGACATTGGATTCGCCTTCAGGAAGTATTGATCTACCTGCTGGAAATATTACTTCTAATACCGTTACATTACATACGCATACTCATCCAACAACATCGATGGATACTGGAGATGGTACTAATTCAGGTGAAACAAATAATTCAAGTGGGCCAAATGCATCTACATAGGAGATATAAATGAGCTGCGGTAACAATCAAGCCTTAGATGATTTAAAGGCTAAACAAGCTGAATTAGATGGTCTCTTAGCTGGAGGTAAAGATCAGCTTGCTGCTATGCAATCTAAATTGACTGCTATGAAAGCTGACTTAGATACATTTAAACCTACTATTCCAGCCGTCGAAAGTCTTCAAACTAAAGTTAATGAGCTGTTAGGTTTGAGTAACCCTATTGATATCTCAGGTAAGATAGCTGAATTAAAAGAAAAGTTTGGGGCATCAGTTCCTTCACTTGATTCATTGCTTGCCGATTTGGGGATCGGGCCAGATGCGCTTACATCTGGATTAGATGCTGTTAAAGCTGACGTTTGCGCTAAAATTCCTAACGTTGAAGTAAAACCTGATGGCACAGTTAAAGAAGAACCATCAGAACCTAAAGTTCCTGAAGAACCTCCAGTTGCTCCAGTTGCTACTCCAGTAATAGAAAAAGATTCATACGAAGTAAACCAAAAGTTAATGAATACAGCATTTTCTGATTCTGTGAGACACATTAATCTTCGCGCTAGCACTATCTTCACAGGATTTGGAGCTAAAAAGAAAAATACTCGTTACTATACTTTGACTAGAGGAGAATTATATTTAGAGCTAACTGATGTTGCAGGAGCAGATCATGACACTGAGATTAGAAAGCTTGGAACTATGACGGCCGCAGAATATAGAATGTTCCAGAAAAAACTATTAAATAAATATCCATCGTCATGGGACTTTAAAAAAGAAGGACAAATATTTAAAGATACATACGACAAAGTAAAAGCTGCTAACTCTCCAAAGTTCGATGCAGCTGGAAGTTTTAAAGAAGCTGCAGCCGAAGCTTTAGCCAGAAGAAAAGTTAAACTTGCTGCTCAAGAGGTATAAATAGTTATATGTCTACATTTAAGCAATCAGATAAAAGAGTATCTACTGGTGTAAACTCTTCTAGAGTTTCTAGGTCTAAGCAATGGTCTGATTTAGACTTATCTTTAACCTTGCATCCAATTAGAAAAGACATCATGCCATTGCGAGATGATGCTGCTCTTCGTAATTCAATTAAAAATTTGTTACTAACAAACTTCTATGAACGACCATTTAACATGGGCATTGGCGCTAATATGAGAGCACTACTATTCGAGCCCGCAGATTCTATTACTAGAATTGCTATAAGAGATAATATCGCTAGAACAATATCAGATCACGAGCCCAGAGTTGAATTAATCTATATCGCAGTTGATGATCAATCTGATTCAAACGCATATAATATAATAGTAAAATTTAGAATAAAAGAATACGATTCAGAAGATAAAGTGGAAATCGTATTGAGACGAATAAGGTAACCCTATGGCAACAAATTTAAATGTAACGGAACTCGATTTCGATGAAATCAAAAAGAATCTTAAGAATTATTTAAAGACTCAGTCTGATTTTAACGATCACAATTTTGAAGGATCTGGATTATCAACGCTACTTGACGTCTTGGCTTATAATACACATTATAATGCTATGACTGCGCACTTTGCGTTGAATGAAGCTTTCTTAGATTCTGCCCAAATACGCGGTAACGTAGTTACAAGGGCTAAGCTCTTAGGATACACACCAAGATCTGTGCTATCTCCCAGAGCTGTTGTTAATATTGTTGTTGATATTACAGGCGCTGTTGGAACTATCCCTGGATCTTTATCTTTACCACGTGGTACAAAATTAACTACTAACGTTGATGGATCAGAATATAGGTATGTAGTGTTGGAAGAGCAATCGGCATTGATTGACGATGGTGGAACAACCTTTACTTTTAACAACGTTAATATCGTTGAAGGAACTAGAAAGACTCTTCTATATAGAGTTGATAATGATATTGAAAACCAAAAATTCCAAATTTCAGATCCTGATGCTGATACTTCTACACTTAGAGTTTTAATTCAAGCAAACGATCAATCAACATCTTATGACAATTATACTAAATTTGAATCATTGATAAATGTTACTTCAGACTCTAAAGTATATTACTTACAAGAAAATGCTGCAGAATATTTTGAAATATACTTTGGCGATGGAGTTACTGGCAAAAAACCAACTAATAATAATATTGTAACTTTAGATTATGTATATACTAAAGGTAATGAGTCTAATGGAGCTAATACATTTACTATAGTTGATAACATTGGAGGCTTTGCAAATAAAACTGTAACTACTGTCACTGCTTCTTCTGGTGGTACTGGTAAAGAGACCACCGAGTCTATTCGATTCAATGCTCCTCTTACTTTTACTTCTCAAAATAGAGCCGTAACGTCAGATGATTATAGAGCTATTATTCAAAAATCATTTACGAATATTAATTCTATATCCGCGTGGGGCGGTGAAGATAATGATCCACCAGATTATGGTACAGTTTACATTGCTATTAAACCTTTGGTCGGAGATTCTCTAACAGCAGGAGAAAAGGCTCAAATCATTGGTACTATATTAAAAGGTAAAAACGTAGTTTCTATAACACCAGAAATCGTTGATCCAAATTATACCTACATAGAACTTGATGTGTTCTTTAAATATAATCCAAACTTAACTGATAGAAGTTCAGTTGAATTACAAGCTGTTGTTAGAGATACTATTTCTGATTATAACTTTAACGAATTAAATAAATTTGATGGAGTGTTTAGGCACTCACAGATACTAAAAGCTATTGATAACGCAGATCCTTCTATTCAAAACAGTTCGGTTAGACCATATATGTTTATGAATATTACTCCGTCTTCTACTGCAGCTAATAACTTTTCACTGAGTTTTACTTCTCCATTTTATAGTACTGGATCTACAATTAATACGATAAGTTCTACGCCATGGTTATTTAATAC